GTGGAGAAAACAACGGCCGTGCGCGTCAGTCCGGATAGAAACTCGAGTTATTCGGATGTTGAGTTTGACGTCCCTGTGTGGACCGGATTCTTCTCTTCCAACACGGCGGCCTGGTTTGCCCTCTGGCTGGGGTGTGACCCAGTGATCCTGTGCGGGATGGATTGTTATCAGGGTGAGGCGGTTTATTGTCATCCGTCGGACAGGGACTGCCCGGCGTTTCACTATCCCCTTGATCACTATCTGCGGCCGTGGATCGAGGAGGGAAAGAACCTTTTAGATCCTGTTGAGCGGGTGAAGGTGATGTCTGGCCCCCTCACCGAAGTTTTTGGAGCGTACGCATGAACATGGTCAAAGAGTACATCGATGAAATCCTGCTTTTGGCTGGCTGCGGCTGCATCGTTTATGGGCTGGCTCTCTGGGACGCAACTGTGGCCTGGGTGGCCGCTGGGCTGTTGATGTTTGGATGGGCCTTTTTAATCGGGAAAGTGAGGTCGTCAGATGAGCCTACTGAGTAAGTTTTTGAGCTCGGACAAGAAAATCCAGGAGGCGCCGGAAAGCCCGCGGCCGGATTATGCCCCATCTTTTGGGTATCACACCGAAAGCGGCGAACGGGTGAGCGTGAGCAGCTCCCAAAGCATTGCAACGGCATATCGAGCGGCAAACATCATCAGCGATGATGTGGCCAAGATGCCGTTTCAGATGATCCGGCGGCAGGGCCGGCGGATCGAACAGGTCCAGCCGGACCCGATCACACGAAACATGGCCTACCTGCTACAGGTGAGCCCCAACCTGTGGGGCTGGACACCGTACCAGCTTAAGAAAGCAGCCACAGGCTGGCTGTTGTGGTATGGGAACTCCTATATCTGGACTCCGGCGGTTTCCCCGCGGCAGATGTTCGTCCTGCCCGCAAACCGGACCTATCCCGTTTTTGATCTGGATGGCAACATCTGGTACCGGCATACCTTCAGCAGTCAGAAAACGGCCTATATCCCGGCGGTTGAAATTCTACACCGGCTGATCAATCCGGATGAAACCGGGATGATGGGCCGGGGCGTGATCACGTACGCCCGGGAGACCTTTGGCCGTGAGCTGGCCGCACATAAGACGCAATCGAAACTTTATGAACAGGGCTTTATGCCTGCGGCGTACGTTAAAGTGGCGGGCACCCTCAACGCGGAGGCGAGAAACAAGATCCGAGGGGCCTATAACGAGACGATGGGCGGCTCCGAGTATGCCTATCAACTGGCTGTTTTCGATGACACGATCACATCGTTCGAGCCGATCAATATCCAGTTGAAGGACGCCCAGTTTTTGGAATCGATTGAGGCTACGGACCGGGATATCGCAAATTTTTTTGGTCTGCCACTCCATATGCTTAACCGGGGCAAGGAGGCCTATAACTCGAACGAGCAAAAGTACATCGAGTACCTCCAGGGGACGCTGGACGCTTACCTGGTGCCCTGGGAAGAGGCAGCCCGGATCAGATGGCTGAGCCGGGAGGAGCAGGCCAACACCTACTTTAAGTTCATCCGGGATTCCCTGCTGCGGATGGACAGCAAGAGCCGGGCAGAGACGAACGAGATCCGGATCAGGAGCGGGCAGATGTCACCGAACGAGGCCCGCGAGAAAGACGATGTGAGCGCCTATGATGGCGGCGATCAGATGTATATGGCAGGCAACATCCTGCCGATCACTGGAGGTGATGATGAACAAGCTGCGTGAACCGATTCGGTGCTTTGAGGGCACTACCAAACCCCACGAACCTTTCTGGACTGTCAGGGATGCCGGTGACGGGCAAGACCCTGAGATCGAATTTGACGGGTACATCTCCGAGTACTCCTGGTATGAGGATGATATCACGCCAGAGATGTTCAAAAACGCACTTTATGACGCCGGCGGGGGCGGCCCGATCACGATTCGAATTAACTCCTATGGCGGCGATGTGATAGCCGCGGCCAGGATGCACTCGATCATCCGGGACTATCCGGGGCAGGTGACCGTGAAGATCGACGGGGTGGCTGCCAGCGCTGCGACCGTGGTCGCTGTGGCCGGGGATGTGGTCAGGATGCAGGAAACCGGCTATTTTATGGTCCATGACCCCGCTTTTGTATTTTTCCTGGCGGCGCTTAACCTGGAGGACATGACCCGGATGACGGAGGCCCTGAAATCCTTTAAAGAGGGCATTGTCAACGCCTATGAAACAAAAACGGGACTTTCCAGGAACCGATTGAGCAAGTTAATGACAGACGAGACCTGGATGGACGCCCAGAAGGCGCTGGATCTTGGCTTTGTTGATGAGATGATCCGGGCCAGCGAAAAACCCTTCAGTTTCCCGGAGAACGTGGCGGCCGTCAACGCCCTGCAGAATTTTTCGAACGTTCCGCCTGAACTGATGCAGGCGGCCGAGAGTGATCAACCCCAGGAGGATGTGGAACCCAGCGGACCGGTCCTGACTGAGGATGAACAACGCGAGGCGCAGACCCTGCGCGAACGTGTCCAAACCATTTTACGAGAGGAGTAAGCATGTTAGACCTGAAGCCCTATTATGACGCTGTTGTGGATGCTGAGGCTGATGTTCAGCGGATTGCCGCTGAAATCGATGTTCACTTCCAAGCGGAAACAGATGAAGGCAAGGCTAAAGCGCTTGAGCTGCGTCCCGCGCTGGAGGAAGCACAGACCAAGCTGGATGAGGTCACTACGTTCTACGCGTCGATGCAGAATGCGACCCGGCCAAACGACGTGATCAAGAACTTCATCCCTGTTTCCGAAACCGAGGCGGATCCCGAGGAGGGGAGCCAGCCAACGGTGATCAAACGCGGGGAGTATGAGCAGTTATCCCCGACTGATCGGTACAAGTTCATCCGCTCCGGCGGAACCATCGAGGACTGAGCGTCCTCACGAGTGATCTCGACAGAGATAAGGAGATGCAGAAGAAATGGCTAATACATTAACAGGCCTGATCCCCACGATCTATACTGCCCTGGATATCGTCCTGCGCGAACTGACCGGCTTAGTCCCGGCGGTCATGTGGGATTCGAACGGGGAACAGGCGGCAAAAGGGCAGACTATTGCATGGCCCGTTGTGCCGGCGCAGGAGTCGGACGATATTGCGCCAGCGGCAACCGGACCGACCCCCAGCGCACAGACCATCGCCCCCGACACCATGACGATCAGCAAGGCGAAATCGGTCAACTTTGCCTGGAACGGCGAAGAGCAGAAGAGCCTGGGCGGGATGTATAACCAGATTTTGGTTAACCAGTTTGCGCAATCGATGCGGACGCTGGTGAACGAGGTTGAAGCTGATCTGGCAGCGCTGTATAAGTACGCTTCGCGGGCCTATGGCACCGCGGGCACCACGCCCTTTGGCAGTGACCTTTCATGCGCCGCCTATCTGCGGAAGATTTTAGCAGACAACGGCGCGCCGCTGGGCGACCTGCAACTGGTGATCGATACCGCTGCGGGCGCCAAAATGCGGACTTTGACGCAGCTGACCAAGGCGAATGAGGCCGGCTCGGACGACACACTGCGGCGGGGCGTCCTGCTGGACATCCACGGTTTCAAGATCCGCGAGAGCGCCCAGGTGAAGACGCATGCTGCGGGCACCGGGTCAGGGTTCAAAGTTGACCTTACCGCGGGCTTTGATGTGGGCGATACCGAGATCCACGCGGACACCGGCCTGGGCACGATTTTGGCGGGTGATGTGATCGTCAATGCGAAGACCGGCCGCGACACCAACAAGTATGTGGTGAAGACGGGCGACACCGGCGCCACCGGCGCAGATGTTGACATCGTGCTGCAGAACCCCGGCCTGATGGCCGCCTGGGCTCAGAACGATGACCTTTCGCTCTCCGCTGACTATGCGGCCAATCTGGGCTTTGCCCGAGAGGCAATCGCCTTGATGTCCCGGGTGCCTGCCATGCCAGACGGCGGCGACGCGGCTGATGACGTGACCGTGGTGACCGACCCCCAGACGGGTTTGTCCTTCCAGGTCGCCATGTACCGGCAGTACCGCCGGGTTGCATTCGATGTCGGGCTGGCCTGGGGCGTGAAGGCTGTGAAGCCGGAAGCAATGGCGATCCTGCTCGGATGAGGGCTCTGAGGAGCCAGAGGTGAGACATGACCAATATCCTGACGGCTGCTGAAGCGGCTTTGGTTTTGCGATGTGAGGATGACGATGCGCGGATGGTGGCTTTGCTCCCGCAAATTGATCAGCATATCATGACCGGGACGGGGCACGCCTGGCAAGAGGACGACCCGATCCATGAGACCGCGAAAGCGGCCGCCAGGATGCTTTTGGTCCAGTGGTATGAAGACCCTGGGATGCTGATCGGAAGCCAGGCGATGAGTTTTGGTCTGCAAGCCTGCATGACCCAGTTGAGCGCCCTGGCGCTGCGGTACCGTGAGTTTCGGGGACGGGCAGGCGCCGGGCCGATCCTGCTGAACGGCGCGAGGATCGGCGACAAGGTTGAGACGCTGACCGGCATTGCCGGCGTCAGCGGGGATCGGTCAGCCGATTTTGAGGCTGTGATCACTGTGGACGATCAGATCCAACAGACAGCAACCCTTGACCTCTCGAACACCTGGTACCGGGCGCATCTGACCCCTGTGGAGGATCAATGATCCTGAACGGCAAGGTGATCAATCCTGGCGATTTGCGAACTCCAATTACGCTGAAAAAGCGGGCGGTGGCGAGCGATGCCGGCGGTTTTCAGGGGCAGACCTGGACAGATATAGCCGAGGTCTTGAGCAGATGGCGGAATGTCTACGGGTATGAGGTTTGGAAGGCGGGGATGGCCGAAGCCAGGCAACGGTCACGAGTGTTGATCCGCTATCGAGATGATATCGACCTGACCTGCGCTGTGGTCAAGGGCAGCCAGCACTATGAGATCACCTCGATTGACGACATCCAGGACCGGCACGAATACATCGAGTTGGAAGTGGTTTTAGTTGAGGTGGGCTGATGGCGACGAACACAAATTTCAGCGTCCGCGGTATGGCGGAGTGGATGGAGAAGATCGGGCAGTCCGGCGAGAACGTGGATGACGCCGCGGCGCGGGCAGTTTTGGCCGGCGCAGAAGTGGCCAAGAGCGGGATGGTGGACCGGGCGCCCGAGCTGACCGGCAACCTTAAAAGCAAGATCGCGATCAAAGGCCCGGAGCGCGATGGGAATTTCATCGTCGCTGAGGTCGGGCTGATCCACGATATCGACTACACCGACGCCGAAACTTCCAGGTATGGGATGGCCCAGGAGTACGGGACGGCCAGCATGCCGGCGCAACCTTATATCCGGCCGACGCTGAAGACCGACAACCGGAAAATCCGGAAGGCGGAACGGGACTCTCTGAAAGAGGATGCGATCTTATGACGATCTGGGAACGGGTGAAATCTGCGCTGAGTGGGCTGAGCGTCCCGATGGCGGCGAACGTTTATGTTCCGGCCAGCGAAACCGAGCGGCCGGATACGTATATGGTTTACATGTTAGTGGCCGCCCCGACCCTACAGCACGCCGATGACAAGGAAACCCTGCGAGAACACAGCGTTCAGGTGAGTATTTTCAGCAGGGGCGGCCTGGTGAGCCTCCCGGACGTGGAAAGTGCGATGAAGGCAGCCGGTTTTATGTATGAGACCCAACGTGAGCTGCCCTTTAACCCGGAAACCGGCCATTATGGTCTGGCGATGGATTTCAATTTTGTAGAAGATAAGGAGTAGAGACGATGATTAAACAAGATGAGTACAAGTCGGTTGTCGGGGTTGATGAGGTCCATCTGGCCCTGGTGACCCAGGATGACGCGGACGATTATGCGGCCGAGACGCCGGAATATTTTGCGCCGGCGATCAACGTTGCGGCCGAGCCCAGCACATCACTTGAAACCCAGTATGCCGACAACAAGCCATTTGACGTGATGACGGGTGAGGGCGAGACGCAGCTCACCCTGGACGTCACCAACATCCCGCTGGCAACACTGGCAACCTATCTCGGCAAGCAGTATGACGCCGCGACCGGCCGGATTTTTGACGCCGGCGGCGAGGCGGTCCCTCCGGACGTGGCCCTCAGTTTTCGGTCGATGAAATCGAACGGGCACTATCGGTACTTCCAGTACCTGAAGGGTAAATTTTCTCTTCCGAAGGACGAGGCTGGCACCAAGACGGAATCAATGGACCCAAAGCCCAGCCAGATCGTTTACACAGGTGTGAATACGATCTACAAGTTCGACCTGGGCGATGGCGGAGACGAAAAGTCGGTGAAACGGATCGTCGGGGATGACGACGCGTTGAACTTCTCCGCGACCGGCTGGTTTGCCCAGGTGCAGACACCTGAGGTGACCGTCCCGAGCGCTTTGGCGCTATCCTCCAGCGTGCCCGTTGATGACGCTGAGGACGTCTCGATTTCCGCGGATCAGACCCTGACTTTCAACAACGCCCTGACGGCTGGTTCGGTGTATGGGATCAACCTGATCGATCTCTCGAATGGCAGCCTGGTTCCCGCCTCCGTGGAACTGAACGCTACCCGGAAGATCGTCACCGTGAACCCCACAAGCGACCTGTCGAATCTGCAGGAGTATCACCTGGTGTATGCGGTGACCGATATCTACGGGCAGACCGCGAACGGCGTGATCAGCTTCACGACTGTGGCTGGAGGTTGATCTTCAGCACTTGATCCAAATCCAACACATCCCCCCTGCAAGGGTTGCAGGGGGGAGATATCGAGGTAACGATGCCTAAAAATGCACCAATGGTTGTGCACCTGTACGGCGATGACAATGAGGTTGTTAAGACCTTTACCCGGTCGTTCGTCCCCTGGAAGATGCTCAAAAAGGCGGTCAAGCTCAGCAAGCAGGTCAATTTTGAGGATCTGAAAGCTGAGGATGTGGACCAGATCGCCGGGCTGGTGGTGGAAGTTTTCAGCGACCAGTTCACGCTCGAGGACCTGGATAACGGCGCAGATGTCGGCGAGATGCTGGCCGTGATCCAAAACATTGTGGCCAGAGCTAATGGCGTTTCGCTAAACCCTACACCGCCGGAGAGCTAGACGCTCCCGGAAGATATGCGGCGGCGGACGACGCCGAGAACGACCCGACGGGGATCGGATGGCTGATCGATCTGGAGATCGTGCTGGTGAAGACCTTTGGCTGGAGCCTGCATGAAATCGACTGCACGGACATCGAAAGCCTGATGCCTTTCATCCAGCGGCTCCTGGAGGATCAGCGGAAACCCGCAAAGACCAAGAAGACCTATTGTGACGAGGTGGACTGGCTATGAGTGATCACCCCCTCAGCGGGAAAATTGGACTTGATACGACCGACTTTAAAACAGCGGTCTCTCAAATTAACCGGGATCTGCGGCTGATTGAGAGCGGGTTCCGCGCGTCCGCGGCGTCCCTGGGCGACTGGGGAAAGAACATGGACGGGCTGAACATGCGGATGGGCGCGCTGACCGAGGAGATCGAACTCCAGCGGGCGAAAGTTGACCTGTTGAAGGGCGAGTATCAACGGGTGGCCAAGGAAAAGGGGGAGAACTCGCGGGCAGCCCAGAACCTGTTGATCCGGATCAACCGGGAGACGGAGGGGCTGAACAAGAACCAGCGCGAGCTGACGGAGACCAGGCAGGCGCTGGACGAGATGGGGGATGGTAGCGACAAGACCGGCAAGAAGGTCAAGGGGATGGGCGATTATATCAAAGGGGCAGAGAAGAAGACCATCTCCCTGAAAGACGCGATGAAGGGACTCTCGAACATCGGCAAGACTGTTGTGACATCTTTGACGGCGGTCAGCCTGGCTGCCACCGCGGCAATGGCCGGTCTGGCTGTTAAGGCCGGCATGATGATCAAGGACGCGGCCCTGGCTGCGGCCCGAGTGGAGCAGGTGGCAGATGTCGCCCTACTAGTCGGGCGGAACTCCGGAATTGCTGAGGATCAGGTTTTGGGCGTGGCAGAGGCCTTGCGGTCGAAGGGGATCGAAGCGGAGAGCGCCTATCAGGCCGTGACCAAGCTGATGCAAGCGGACCTGGACCTGAGCAAGGCCGAGGGCCTGATGAACGTGGCCCGAGATGCGGCCGTGATCGCGGGCGAAAACACAACTGAGACGTATGATGCGATCACCACAGCCGTTTTGACGCTTAATACGCAGATGCTGCGGAACCGGGGGATCGTCTTCACGTCGCAATCGGCCTATGAGGAGTATGCCGCTGCGAACGGCCTGGTGGCCTCGCAGCTTACCGAAGTGCAGAAGCAGGCCGCCTTTGCCGACGCTGTGATCGCGGCGGGGATCCCGATCCAGGGCG